TGAGTATTGTGCACATGACACGTTCCTGTGTGAGCAGGTGTTCAACCGTCTGGTTGATGGGTTCCCTGCTAAAGAACTCAAGCTGATCGACATGACGCTGAAGATGTTCACACTACCTCGGCTGATGCTGGACACTGAGATGTTGAGGCAAGCCATCGATGAAGAGGAGCGCAAGCGTGGAGAAATATTGGGACGACTCGGAGTGGATGACGGAGCATTGGCGAGTAATGATCGATTCGCAGATCTTCTCCGTCGTATGGACGTGGAACCCCCCACAAAACTTAGCAAGACCACCGGCAGACGAACTTATGCGTTTGCTAAGAACGACGCACTGTTTCAGGCTCTGCTCAATTCAGAGCGGGAGGACGTTGCCCTGCTGTGTGAAGCACGTCTTAAAGTCAAGTCAACCCTTGAAAGAACCCGTGCCCAGCGTTTCCTTGATATTGCGTCAAGAGGCGCACTGCCCGTTCCCCTTAACTATTATGGGGCTCACACGGGCAGATGGTCAGCGAGTCGAGGTTCAGGGCTCAATCTCCAAAATCTCAAACGCGGATCTTTCTTACGTCGTTCCATTCTGGCACCCGAAGGACACAGCCTCGTCGTCTGCGACCTCTCCCAAATCGAACCCAGAGTCCTTGCATGGGTCAGTGGATACGATGCGCTCCTAGACATCTTCAGGAGTGGGCAGGACGCATACGCTGCGTTCGGTGCGCAGATGTTCAACATACCCAACCTGAGTAAAGAGTCACACCCTGACCTGCGGCAGTCTGCCAAGTCAGCGCTGCTCGGTGCGGGCTACGGCATGGGGTGGGCATCGTTCGCGGCGCAGTTGTTGACAGGGTTCCTCGGCGCACCGCCCATGATGTACGACAAGAAGTTTGCTAAACAAGTTGGTGTAACTGCTGTCGCAGCTAAAGCGTTCCTCCAAGACAAGGTGTTGATGAAGCAGTTTGAGAAGATCCCTCACACATGCACAGAAGAAGAGTTGTTCTATCACTGCTTGGCAGCTAAAGCCATCATCGAGATATACCGCAGGGCAGCGCAGCCGGTGACGGACTTCTGGGCGCTGTGTAACTCAGCAATAAATCACTGCCTGTTGGAGGGTAACGAGTACAATCACAGGTGCATCACGTTCAGGAAAGAAGAAATTCTCTTGCCAAACGGCATGAAGTTACGCTATCCTGACATCAAGGTTTCAAAAGAGAAGGGGGTGGTGTATGGCCCCGACGAGACTAAGCTGTACGGTGGGAAGCTGACCGAAAACATCGTTCAGGCGCTAGCTCGTATTGTGATGACAGATGGGATGCTGAGAACTCAAAAGAGGTACTCAGTGTGTTTAACCGTGCACGATGAAGAAGTAGTCATCGTGCCGGATGCCTATGTCCAAGAGGCAGAGCAGTGGGTCTTGGAGCAGATGACGATGGAGCCGAAGTACATGCCAGGGATACCGCTGGCAGCAGAAGTTAGTTCAGCAAAGCGTTACGGTGACGCTAAATAAAAGGAGAGTTACGTGGACATACCGAAGTCAATACGTGTAGGTAAAAGGCGGTACACCATCAAGCAGCAACATGTTGATGAGTCATACACCACGGGTTACACCGTGGACAACTTAATTGTTATAGCAACAAGTAACAAGACGAAGCATACAACCGAGAACGAACGTGCGCTGACTTTCTGGCACGAGTTAACCCATGTCATTCTCGATCACGTGCGCCCTAAGCTTTCCAACGACGAACGCTTTGTCGAGCACTTCGCAGAGACAATGCACCAGATAATTAAATCAGCGAGGTTCTAATGAAGGCATGGTCTCACTCAGCACTTAAAGACTTTGAAGGTTGTGCAAGACGTTATCACGAAGTACGTGTGCTGAAGAAGTACACGCAGAAAGAAACAGAACAGATCCGCTACGGTAAGGAGTTGCACAAAGCCGCAGAAGATTATGTTAAAGATAACGTACCTATCCCTGCGCAGTTTTCTTTTGTGCAGCCTACGATTGATGCGCTCCTTGCAAAGCCGGGGACGAAATACGCAGAGCACGAGATGGGACTGACCGTTGACCTGCGCCCATGTGGTTTCAAAGATGAGAACTGTTGGGTGCGAGGTATTGCTGACTTGTTAATCGTTGACGAAGAAAGTCTTACCGCATGGGTCGTAGACTACAAGACAGGTAAAGACAAGTACCCAGACAGGGAGCAGTTAACGCTGATGTCACTCATGGTGTTTGCGCACTTCCCCATCATACGCATGGTGAAGTCTGCTCTACTATTTGTAGTTAAAGACACGATGGTCAAGCACAAGGTGATGCTTGAAGAGACAGAAAGTTATTGGCAAGACTATCGTGAACGGGTCGCACGTCTTGAAGCAGCGTTTGCTAACAACGTGTGGAACCCAACCGCTACACCACTCTGTCCGTGGTGTCCTGTTAAGACCTGTGAATTTAATAAGGGGCATTGAGATGACGCAAGTTAACGGCAAACGTGATTACAAACACGCATACAAGTTACAGAAAAAATCTGGCGAAACGAAGGATCAGATCGAGCGCCAACGCGCAAGGAGAATGTATGACAAAGATGGAATCGATAGAGCCGGTAAAGACATTGACCACATCACACCTATCCGAGCCGGGGGAAAGTCTACCAAAGGAAATACTCGACTTCGCAGCCCAAACAAGAACATGGCTGACAACGGAAAGTAACGACACGCTAGTAACGCTGTGGTCTGCTAAGCATGGAGATGGATGGTGGGTCAACCACATGGAGGTCATCCACAGCGACATAACAACAGAAGAAGCGTTCTGGCGTTTGATGCTACATGAAATGATGCGCAGAAACTTAATGGACAAGCACTACCACGTGCAAACACATAAAACTTTATACAAACTAAAATGCAGATCATAGACAACAAAGCAGTCTTGCTGCGGACACGCAAGCCTGACAAATACGCTGTGATACCACGCAGCAAGAATCTTGGAGAGGTGGCCCCCGGCGTACACGAAGTGCTTGTATTCTGGGGCTTGGACGAAATGCGTGTGCTGCGCAATCTAGGTGTGCGTAGCGTACCGTCACCCATCAAGGCTAAATACGATTGGCCCGGACGACACAAACCGTTCGCGCATCAGATCGAGACAGCATCGTTCTTAACACTACATCGACGGTCGTTTGTATTCAACGATCCCGGCACAGGCAAGACGCTCTCTGCACTGTGGGCTGCTGATTACCTGATGCGTAAAGGCTATGTAAGACGTTGCCTTATCTTGTGCCCTCTGTCCATCATGCACGATGCGTGGATGAACGGTATAAGTAAAAGCGTCATTCACCGGACAGCAATCGTTGCGCACCATCAACAAGCTGTAAGACGTATCGAGATGGTTCAGGGCGACTACGAGTTTGTGATCATTAATTATGACGGACTGAACTTGATCGCTAATGAGGTGAAAGCAGACGGGCGGTTTGATCTAATTATTGTTGACGAGGCGAACGCTTACAAGAACGTCAGCACACGTCGATGGAAAGCACTTAACTCGTTAATCACACCACACACGTACCTGTGGATGATGACAGGGACACCTGCTTCACAGTCCCCGCTTGATGCTTATGGGTTAGCAAAACTTGTTAACCCAACAGGTGTGCCAAACTTCTTTACAGCATGGCGCGACAAGACGATGAACAAGCTCACACAGTTTAAGTGGGGGCCAAAGAAGAACGCACCAGATCTCGTACACAGTGCGCTACAACCTGCGATACGTTATACAAAAGAACAATGCACAGACCTGCCGCCTGTGTTGATTGAGACACGCGACATACCCCTCACCCCTCAGCAGCGCAAGTACTACGTGATGCTGAAGGAACGCATGCTGGTGGAAGCAGCAGGAGAAGTTATATCAGCCGTTAACGCAGCGGCAAGTGTCAGTAAGTTGTTGCAGATCAGCGCAGGTGCAGCGTACACAGACGGGCGTGAGGTTGTTGAGTTCGACTGCTCTCCACGGTTAAACGTGCTCATGGAGGTGTTAGAAGAAACAAAACGCAAGCTGTTGATCTTCGCTCCGTTCAGGCACAGCATCGACACCATACACGCATACCTCACCAAGCATGGTATAGCTAACGAGTTGATACATGGTGACGTGTCACCAAAAAAGAGAACAGATATATTCCGTCGCTTTCAGAATGAGGATGATCCGCGTGTGCTCGTCATACAGCCACAAGCTGCGGCGCACGGCGTTACGCTGACTGCTGCTGACACGGTGATCTTCTGGGGTCCAGTGATGTCCGTTGAGACTTATAAACAATGTATCGCTCGATCAGATCGTATCGGACAGGACTCAACCAAAGTTACGGTGATACATCTGCAAGGCAGTGAGATCGAGCGCAAGATGTTTAGGATGTTGGAAGAGCGCGTTGAGGACCACGCGTTGTTAATAAAACTTTATGAAGAGGAGCTTGCACGATGAAACAAAGCATGTATAATTCTTGACATAACAAAAGGAGAGTTGATATGGACACTATACCAATGAACAAATTGGCGCGTGTGTATCTCAAGATACGCACACGGATTCAGGAGCTTACGAAACAATACGAGTCTGAAGTTGAAGATCTCAAAGCGCAGCAAGATGAGGTTAAAGCTGCGATGAAAGATCAGCTTATGGCACTCGGCAGTAAATCGGTGAAAACCGATCAAGGCACTGTGATCTTAACAACTAAGACACGGTACTTCACGCAGGACTGGGATGCTTTCAAAACCTTCGTGGTGGAGAACGATGCGCTTGATCTTTATGAAAAGCGTATTCATCAAACCAACATGGCTAAGTTTTTGGAAGATAACCCTTCGCTTGTACCCCCCGGTTTGAACTCGGATAAAGAGTTCGACATCTCTGTAAGGAAACCAACGAAATGAGTAACGTTACTGTTTTTAACCCAACCAAAGCCCCCTCGTTTGCTAAGACAGGGGAGCTGTCAACAATCGCCAAGTCGCTTACGGGTGGCAACGGTGGTATGTCTGGCAAGAACATCTCCATCAAAGGCGGTGTGTTTCGTTTGATCAGTGATGGTAAAGAGATTGCAGCCATCGATGACCGTCATCTTGATGTTGTGATTGTTGCTGCTGCTCCCAAGGTAGGTCGTACGTTTTACATGGGCAAGTACGAAGAAGGCAAGACAACATCTCCCTCGTGCTGGTCGGCAGACGGTGATAAGCCAGACGCTTCAATCGCAGCACCACAACACGCTAACTGTGCTGACTGTCCACAAAACATTCAGGGCAGCGGTGAGGGTAACAGCCGTGCATGTCGCTTCTCACAACGTATTGCTGTAGTGCTTGCGAACGACATGAGGGGTGATCCACTTGCGCTGTCTTTACCTGCCACGAGTATTTTTGGTAAAGACGACGGGGGCAACATGCCGCTTCAAGCCTACGCTCGTTGGCTTGCTGCACAGAACATCAACCCTGAACATGTTGTAACGCGCTTGCGCTTTGATACCAAAGCTGCTGTGCCCAAGCTGTTCTTCAAGGCTATGCGCTGGTTGACGGACGATGAGTTTGAGGGCGTGACAGAAAAGATGGAAGCTGAAGCGACAAAGAAGATGGTGGTGATGTCTTTCAGCGCACCCCAACAACAAGTCGCTGCGCCCGCATTAGAGGGCACTAGACCAAAGGCTGCTGCCAAGAAGAAAGAAGTTGTGGAAGAATCGGATGACAGCGAGCCAGAAGTACGCAAGGAATCAGCGCCTACCAACGCAGTTCCCAAGAAGTCTGGGATTGCTGCTACTGTAGATGCTTGGGACACTGACGACTAATTAACAGGGGGCGCAAGCCCCTTTACATACTATGCCCTATTCTGAACGAACTAAAAATTCAGTGAAGCATGCCCCCCGTACCCTTGGCTCAAGGCTAGGTCGGTGGGCTATTCACAGAGACTTTTCTGTATTACGCATTTCCAAATTCACAGGCGCAACACGACAGACGGTTTATAACTGGATGTCTGGTGTGGAAGTCACACCCGCTTATCGGTCACGCGTACAGGAACTCATCAACATACTTGAACGACAGCCAACAGCAGAACATGCGTGGAGACATATATGCGAAACATACCCCCAACAAGCATGACCAACGAAGAACTTATGAAACACCTTGATCTTGAAGTTACGTTTGATAAGGTTTCTTCTGAATACGTTGAGGAGTTTTTAAAACGTATGCGTGAAGTCATGGACTTGCAGATGGAGAAAGCAAACAAACCAAGAGACGACCGCCAGTTATCCCTGTTCTGACCTGTGGAGTTCCCATGCAACCGCAAGAGTTCTTGGCGGCGGTGCTCCCATCGACGGGTGTTTACTGCGTAGCCGAGCTGACATCAAAAAAGAAAGAGCATGTTTTTGCAACAAACTTAGGAGAGTTTCAGCATGTCGTAGACGCATGGGTTAAGGACAAGAAAGATGTTTACTTCGCATTAGCTACTTTCAAAGAAGAGGGAAGCCGCACTGCCAAGAACGCTGAGTACATACGCGCTGCCTTTCTGGACTTGGACGGTTATGAGACTAAGCGAGCTGCTGCTGAAGCGCTTGATGTGTTTCTTGAAAAGACCGACCTAGCCCAGCTAGGGCAACCGCTTATCGTTGACTCAGGTGGTGGGCTACATGTGTATTGGCCTTTCACGGTTGATATACCTATCGATCAGTGGAAACCTGTTGCAGAGAACTTAAAGAGACTCTGTGCTCAGGAGAACATGAAGATTGATAACAGCGTGACTGCTGATGCAGCGCGTGTCTTGCGCATACCGGGGACGGTTAACTTTAAGCCTAAGTACCCCAAGCCTCGCGCTGTACGCATCATGGTGGAGGCTAGCCCTCAAGCGTTTGAGTTTGAGTTGTTTTCCCAAGCACTTGTTAAGAAGTTAAACGGACATGCCTATAACCCCTTACTGGCGCAGAAGATTGAGATTGAAGGCGAACGACCTAAGTTTGCAGAGTCAGCGACAACGGTTAAGCTTCTCGACAATCTTCAAAGCGATTTCAAAGTTCTCTGGATTAAAACGATTGAAGGCTCTGGTTGTAAACAGCTTGAGTACTACAAGGAGCATGCCGCCGACGACGGCATGGAACCGCTATGGCGCGGATTACTATCTTGGACTTCGCGTTGTACAGATGGAGATGAATATGCGAGTCGCCTTTCGGAGATGCACCCGTATGACGAAGATCGTATGCGGCAGAAGTTGCGAGAGATTAAAGGCCCATATCCGTGCATCAAGATGGATAGCGAGAATCCGGGCGTTTGTACAAAGTGCTCGCACTGGGGGAAGATAACTAACCCACTCGTCTTGTGCAGGACTGTAGCTACAGATAACACTGAGAAACAGTTTGAGGTACATCAGGAAGAAGAAACCCTACCTGCGGTTTACACGCGTCCTGCACCCCCACGGGGGTTTAGTTACGGAGCAAAGGGTGGCATCTTTGCAGACAAGACGCTTGAAGATGACCAAGGCAATAAGTCCAAGAAGTCAGTAATGATCCTGCCCTTCACGCTTTTTGCGGTGGACATACTGAAGCAGCCCACGGGCGAGCACATTGTCCACATGATTGCTGAACGTGATAACGAATACCATGACGTGTTACTGAATCAGAAGTCAGTTGTCAGTAAGGATGAAACAGTCAAGACACTCGCTGCACAAAACATCATTGCATCGTTTGGGTCAGGTAATGACAAGAACTTGTTTGAGTATGTGCGTGGTTGTGTTGAGAACGCGAGCGTCTTAAAGACCCCGATTGTTATCCCATCGAACTACGGGTGGCAGAGCTTTGATCGACTAATCGAAGGACGCAACACGCCCTTTGTTTACAACGGTGGTGTGTACCAGAACGGGGAGATGCGCAAAGTCCCCATGCCGGATCTTCAAAACATCACGAGCAGCATGCGCTCGATGGGCACACTAGATGGTTGGAAGAATGTTGTGCAGGTGTTGATTGATAAAGGTCTGGATGAGATGCTGGCTGTGATGTGCGTGGGGCTTGGCTCTCCGTTCATGGCGTTCAGTAAGTTGTCAGGGATGACTTATCACTTGGGTTCAACAGAATCAGGCACAGGTAAGACACTTGCATTACGTCTTGCTGCCAGCGTGTGGGGGCACCCCGACCACTTCCGTGTCAGCCGATCAACGTCTGATGTAGCGATGGTTCACCATGCAGGTATGTTGGGCGCACTGCCGCTGATCTCTGATGAGATCACAGTAAAGAACAGGCGTGACTTTGAATGGTTCCCTGCCATGACCTTTGATATTAGTGAGGGTAAGGGCAAAGACCGTATGGAGTCAGGCGCAAACAAAGAACGCTTGAACACGACGATCTGGTCACTGCTTGCACTGATGGCTTCTAACACACACGTTGTGGACTACATGACAGGTAACCGCAAGCACTCCTCAGAGGGTGAGCTGCGTCGAGTTCTGGAGTTAACGCTCTCTGACATTCTGACGTGGGACGACCATGAGCGTGAGGCTATTGTGTCGCTGTCTCAAAACTATGGTGTGGTTGGTCCGCTCTATGCACAGTGGCTATCTCAAAATGCGATGGAGGCATTGAAGCTGTACAAGAAGATTGAGAAACACATTCGTATGGAGTTTAGATCGTCTGACGATGAGCGTTTCTGGACTGCGGGTAACGCTGCGTGTATCGCAGGAGCCGTGGCTATGGGCAGTAAGTATATGGGGATCATCGACCTGCCTGTGGAGCGCATCATGCGTGTGTTCCGCAACCTAGTGTTTAGGAGCAGGGAGACTGTGAAGAGCAGCAAGCGCACGGTTGAGGATGTGATGAACGCTTACACCCGTGAGTTCTACGGTAAGTTTGTTGTGATTAAACAAGCTGAAGGTACGCTCGCTGCCACACTTGGTGACAGTGGCATCATCGATGAAACGATCTCTCGTTCAGAGATTGCAGGACGTGTTGAGCACGGCATCACTGCTGGGCATATCGATTACTACATTGAAGAAGCGCTGCTCAAGTCTTACTGCGCGTCGATGAGTTTTGGGTACTCTGACTTCAGGAAACAGATTGAGCGTCTGTACCGCGTCACATACGGTAAGACTGACTTGATGAAAAGAACCAGAGGACCAACGATGCGTGTTAACGCAATCAGAATATCAATACCGGAAATTGAAGACTAAGATAGCTTGGGAGCACGT